TTCTCCTTTTGAGTTATATCGTACATTAGAATGATTATCAACTACTTCTATACGACCATCATCAGTATATTTAACTTCCTCTTTTAAAAGAGAAACAACCTGACTTGGGTTAATGGCATTGTTAGAAGATGCAATAGAAAGTATTGAATTATCTACTTTTTCTTTTTTAATTTGAGTTTTATATCTCAATACTTCTTCTTCTTTTTCTTTTATTCTTTCTTGCATAATCTTTTCGATTTCAGATTTAGATTTAGCTTCTTTTAATTGTTGTTCTTTTAAAAGTTCAGCTTTTCTAGTTTCTTCTTCTTGAAGTTTTTTTTCGTACTTTCTTTGTTCTGCTTCAAGTCTTGATTTGAGTATGTTGTCTAATTGTTCTTGTGTAAAAGTATTTTGTTTTGTTTCTTCTACTTTTACTTCTTCTTTTGGTGTTTCATTTTGTTGCGTTTCAGGTGCAACTGCCTTTGTTTCTTCGGACATTGTTTTCTCCTATTATATTATTAGTTCGCCTTTACTGTCATACCAATCAGGATTGACATAAGACCATTGATGACGACAATTATAACCACCACGAACAACTAAAGGGTCGCCAGATTTTTTACCTGACCAACTTCTACTTGCCCACAGTTTTCTGACTTCATCAACTGTGAAAAGTCCACTTTTCCTCTTGTTATATACACCACTAATCATATTTCTGCAAATTTCTCTAGTGGTTGGAATTACATCTCCATAGTATTTAACATAAGTTAAACCAGCATCTTGTGACTTATTAAAGTTTAATGTTGCATCAAAATCACGCAAAGAATCATTTAATATTTGACCAGCATATCTTTTCATGTTTTCTCCAGCACGATCTCTTGCAAATTTAGATTGTAATGTTTGTATTGATTTATCAACCTCTGCTTGTTTTGATTTTTTAAATTTATTTTCATTTACAAAATTAACTAATCGTTGAATTTCTGGGTCATCTGAACTAGCATAGATGCCATTTATTGTTTGTCTTAGTTCTTTTTCTAGGGTTGCAAAATCACTTCCAACTAATGTATTCTGGTAGACCTTTTCTGATAATCTTCTTGTAAAAGTATTTGATACATCTTTAAACTGCGTAAAATATTGTTGTTTTAGATTTTGAACTAAAGCTAAATCTCCTTTTGTAAGTTCTTGAAATTCTACCGGTATATTACCTATTCTCTTAAATGCTTTTTCAATTCTCTTTGCTTGTTTATTAAAACCCTCTCTCACAACTGTATCTGACCAATCTAAATATTCTCTCTCTAAAATAAATTTTATTCTTGGTCTTATAGCAATAGCTGATTGAAGTTCTATCAATTTACCATCTTGTGTTGGAAGTCTTCCAGCTAAAGATACGACCTCTCTTTCTATTCTATCTAGTGTTGTTACTAATGATTTATAATATTGTGCTTCAGCAAGTTCTATTTGCTTGATTCGATATTCAGTAGATTTTTGGATTATATCTGCCATTTATTTCTCTTATCAAAAATTCGTTAAAAACGCAAAAAGTGTTTTAGTGTCGCATCTATAATAGAACACCCTAAAATTTCAATGCTCTACTTTTCAATGAGTTGGTCAAAAGTAAAAAAAGTTAAAAACCAAATATGTTATAATGGGATATTAAAGATTTATTTATAAATTTTTAATTAGTTATTTAACATTGTGAATATGATTAGTTGGTAGAGAGAGAGGTATCTATGGCTAGAGAAACAAACGATAAAGTTAATTTGCGAAATGCTTATAAAAAAGCAAATTCAACTTTACCCAAAGAACTACCATTTATTACTTTTGCTGAAGCTGAAAGAGGATCGAGATTATTAGCAAGTAAATTTGGTAAATTAAAAGATGCGAGTCCAAGTAGAATTTATCCTATGTATAAAAAACAATGGGTAAGAAAAGTTTGGGTTTGTTTAAGTGGTAATCCTTCAACTTTAAGTAGAGGTTGGAGAAGATTAATACACGATATGGCACACAGGATTTTTAGATATAGAAATCCAAATTTGCCAGATCATTGTACTTTTCAAGCTGATTTAGAAGCAGAAATTTGTGAGTATGTTTTGAAATCAGGTTGGCTAAATGGTTCTTTGAAACCAAAACCTTTACCTAAATTATCTAATGATGAGAAAAAAGTTATTAAGATAAAAAGGTTTGAGGCAAACATTTTAAGGTGGGAAACAAAAATAAAAAGAGCAAACACCTATCTTAAAAAATATAAAGCAAAACTAAAAAGACTAACAAAATAACCAACAATCATATTCCAATGTTAGATAGTTTCTTGCTCTACTTCTTGATCTTCTTGTTGTGGTTCATCTTGTGTGAACTCTCCAACTTCAGACTTTGCATCTATTTCTTCAAAAATTGTATTTAACTTCTCATCATCATCTACAACTGCTCTAGCAATTTCTTTATCAACTTCTTTGCTAAATGTAGGAGAGCCAATACTCATAGCTTTTGCTTGTTGGAAGTAAATTAAATCAGAAGCATAATCTCTAATGTTGAATGAGTCTGGGTAATTTATCTCGCCATCAAAAGTAGCATTTTGGAATAGTGCATATAATCTAAATAATTGTTCTTCAGCTATTTGTAAGTTATCTGCTTTTTCTGATAGTCTAGCATTTAATAATTCAAATTCTGTTTGTAAAGCTATACCAGATGATACTGCTTGTTTGGTAGTTCTTACTGCACCAGTGTGTGCAATTCTATTTATAGATTCTACCTTATTATTTATTGAGTCCATTATTGCAGTTAAGTTTTGACCAGATGGTTGTAATAAATATGGTTTTAGATTTGGCTCTAATTCATCAGGCATTTCAATTACTGCACCAGCACCAGCACTTGCATTTACACTTGGAGTTTTAACTAATGATGGGTGGTTAGTTAATCTGATTAATTGTTCCATTTCAGAGTATTCGTTGTAGATAGATTTTTGTAAGTCAGCTATATCAGTAAGGTCTGATTGACCAATTCCTCTTTTGTGACTTTTGGAATTGTATAAAATAACTGCTGGTATTTTGCCAATCAGGTTATCGGCAGTATCTATTAATTTCGGTTCTTCTCTGTTTGGCATATAGACAGTATCAATTCTGTCAGGATACCAAAGTCGCATATACGTTCCACCTTTTTTATCTACTTCTTCTCTAATCTTTAAATAGTTTAATTCATACTTACCATTTAATTGTCTTTCAAAATTCCAATCTAAAACATTTTCAGGTGTGACGATTGATAGATAAGGTCTTATGTCTTGATCTAATTCTTCTGCTCTAGTGTTTGTTGTGACTTTAGGTTTATCTAAAATCATAAAACAATGACCATAAATTGATGCGTAGTTTTGTGCTTGTTTAATTACAGAGTTTAAATTGTTTCCCTCTAGGTCTGCGTCTTTTAAGAATGATTCTAAACTAGGTTCTTCTGCTAAAGAACCAAAATCTCTGCTTGGTCTAACTCTAAATAAAAACGATGAATAGATTTGAATAATATTTTTACAATGATTATCACAAGGAGTGTTTGCAAGTCTTTGATTAAATTCGTTATCTAATTCTAAATTATATCTATTAAGATATTGACCAATCATATAGTCATATCCACCATTGTACGATCTAATATAGTATTCCCAATTATTAACAGTTTGCTGATAGTCTTTGTGAACTTCTAATGCTTGATCTCTTGAATATGCCATAATTTATTTAATTGTCCATCTTGTTGGAGAAGAAAAATTAGCCTGTGTAGTTAATGGTTTTAAATAATCAATCATATAACCAAGTGCATCGTTCATGTGATCGAATCCATCTTCCTTGTCAGGAATATTTGTATTCTCCTTGTATATTTGTCTTTGTAAACCTTTTATCAATGTTTTGCAAGATTGTGAAACAAAAATATGTCTTTCTCCTTTAGAATCTTTAAGCCTACTATTAACTGCATTGACCCTATCTCGTATTGCTGGGTGTTTGTGTTTTACCTTAACTTTAAATCCAGCATTTTGTAATATTGATAAATCAGTACGTCCACCAGCAGAAGTTTTACGTTGTTTACTTGCTGGGTCAGGGTATATGAATATTTGCATTTTAGTTCCATATCTATCTCGTATTTCTTGCACCATTTCATCAGTATTAGAGCCATAAATAATAACTTCATCTACAAAATAAACTTTATCTTTTTCAATCTGTCCTACACAAGCAGACATTGGGTCAACGTTAAAGTCCATTCCTATATGTAAAGGTTTAGTCCAATCTATTTGTTTTTTAACTACATTATCAACAGGGTGGAAATTATAATAAACTGCACCAGCATAGTTTTCAAATGTACCCTCAAACTCTTGTCTAAATGTTCTAATATCTATGTCTTGTTTAGCTTGTTCTATTTCTTCTTCAGTGACCATACCACCATCAATAGTAGTATATTGAAAAGACTCCCAATCATCATCTTGCTTTCCTTTTAAATACATTTCATAACTCCAATTACCATAACCTTTTGGAGTTCCACACATAAGCACATGACCTAACCGGTCAGATATTGATGCTCTTAATACTTCAAACCAAGTACGTTTATCTATATCTGCAAACTCATCTAATATTAAAAAATCT